TTTTGATACGTAAAGCCGAAACTCCCGAGGCGGGATTTTAGGGTCAAATTTAGTATCAAAAGTTAACTCCGCCACCGGGTGCAAATCGGTATCTTCCGGATATTCTGACCGGTAAATACCCTCGGCGGTGATTTCACCCCCGAATGATTTACTAAAACCGCCGAATTGGTAGCGTTCATTCATTCGATCCGCGATCCGACGGACCCCCAAAAAAAGCCCATCATGCTCGCCCATAATATCTAGCACCGCATCCGCGAAAAATTCCGGGATAATCCCGACGGTTTCGCGCAAATCCTGATCAGTCAAACCGTTGAAATATTCAGAATTTGTCGGGTTGAAGTGCCAATTTAAATAGATATCAGCATTGGTAAGGGTTAACTGTTCCACGTTCGTTTGCATGTTCTAAGTCTCCAAAGCAAGCCGGAACATACCGGCACCGATAAGGTATCGCATACGCGGCCCAAAAAAAAGCCCGCCGGGTGGCGGGCTACTGGGTGGACGATTTAATACAGCCGCCCGTCCATTTCGGCATAGACCCAAGGCGGATCGATGTCCCGGTATTCCCATTCTGTCTCGGAATAAAGTTCCGAGTAGTACGCCTTATCCTTCAACATTTCAACCCATAGAGAACGGGCTTCGGGGAAACGCTCGCGCAGTTCTGTGCACTCCCGGTCCGCATCCGCACTCTGCGACCACTGGTTAGCCGACGGGCGGAATTCATCGCCGCATTCATCACGGCCCATAACAATATAAGTCATTTTTAAAAGTCTCCAAAGCAAGCCGGAACATACCGGCACCGCTAAGGTATCGCATATAAGGGACAAAAAAAAGCCCGGCACTGGGCCGGGCTATCAAGCGAAATAATCGGCTTAGTTAAATGATTCAGTCCACGATATAAAAACGGCTTTCGCATCCGCCCAATTTAAATCGTAGTTTTCCTCAAGCCATCGGGGGGCACCCATCATATTCATTGCGCCGGAATCCCGGAGTGCGTTTAAAGTCTCAAAAAAATCAGAGTGTGGCTCCCCGGAACTAGTCTCGGGGCGATTTTCAGTATTAGCTGACATAGTGTTTTCTCCAAAAAGTGACCGCACCATTGCGGCCATTGGACTATCGCATACATTGCAGAGAAAAAAAACCCCGCCGGGGCGGGGTCTGATCTCAGTCGGGGTGATACCAACTCGGAGCGCGGGCGTTCTCCCCGTGATATTCCCAATAATTAGCAGTAAGTCGCGCATCGCGATACAGTCGAAGCCATAGGTTGGCGGTTTCCCATGGGTGCGGTTGGCGATATTTCAACCATGCTTTACGGTTAGTGCGATACCGGCGCAAAAAACGCGCGGCTTCCCCCCGCCAGTACTCTCGCTTAGTCACGACGCGCACCCGATCAGCTCGGGGTTATCCACTACAAAACCAGACCGATCCCGCGCCGCCGATCCTTTCGGGGTTAGCGCCACAATTTGGCCGCCCGCAAACGCGTTCCTAATATCGTCCTGATCCCCGTCTATCACGGGCCGCCCACGAAACGCCCGAGGAAACCCGCCCCGAAACACTACCGCCACGGGAAGGCCTGTCAAAAACGCGGCGCGGTTTTGATTTCGGTATTCAGGGCGCCCGCTATAGCTAAAAATTAACCTGTAGTTATCCGGGGTATTTCCAAGCCGCGCGGCAGTTTTGCAATAATCTACAAATAACAGTCTAGGAAAAGCTTGGGGTATACCTAATTTTTCCCACGGTACGTCGGAGAAAACATTAAGCCGGACCGCGCCGCGCTCCCCAGTGCGAGCGCAAAGCTTTTCAAAGTTGGATAGCTCGCGGTGCAATTGATCCAAAAAAGCCGATTGATCATTATGAAAAAACTGGGATTTAGTTTGTCTCGCTTCCCGGATATTATTGAACCGCCCGCGCCCTTGATCCGCTAAACAAGTGTCCATACATCCCGCCGCCTTCGATCCGGGACACAATTCCGCGTCCGGATAAAGCGATAACCCCGCATAACGGAACTGGTGCGCCGCGCCGGTTTTTTTAAGTTTGGGGTTTGCGCCCCGTGTATCCAATAATTTCACGTTATTTCCTCCAAAGCATGCCGCACCATCGCGACGTGAAAAGTATCGCATATAAGAGGCAGCGCATACAATGCAAAAAAAGCCCGGCTAGGCCGGGCTACACTTTGGAGAGTGTGCGTTTAAACTATATCACCCGTTTCCAATCAACACCGAGGGCATTTTGTTCAGAATAGCCTGAACCTTGGACCGCTCTCGCGTTGTTTTGACAGTGCGGTTTTGAGACTGCCGGATCGGATGGCTAACGTAATCAGTGAGTGCATTGTACAGCGCATAAAGATTCGGCCCCATTTCCTTAAAGTAGCGCCCGACTAACGTTTCGCAATGCTCATAACGCGCATTGTGCTTATCTCCGGGGTGAAAATCCTCCGGCAAATCTAAAAACATTTTGATGACATCGTCGGCTATTTCCCACGTTATCGGGGTTTGCATCATACGTGTCCAATACTCTCCCGCCGTATTGAAATCCGTAATCATCTGCACAATGTAATCCGCACTAGCTTGAACATCCAAACTGGCAGTATGTGTCGAGGAATAGCTCCCCACGATGTCCCCCAGAATTTGCCCATTTAGGCATTTCATTCGCAAGCCGCCCGCCTTTACAGCGTACCGGTGACTGCCGTCAAAAGAGTTTAACGCGCACATTTGCAGTGCAGTGCTACTGTCATCCCCGGCAACTTGCAACTGGTGGGCAGGAAAAACAAAGTCCACCATAGCCCGGCTACCCGTTGCGGTTTGCGACACATTTACCCGCGCACCCTCGGCATCCACGCCACTGTTTTCAATGGACTTACAAAAACTGCTGAAAATTTGCTCATTTGTCACTACTTTGTACCGGTCCGAAACAACACTGATAACTTCGCCACTGCTGGCATTAATCAGCGCCCGCTTGTTTGGGATAGGACAGGTGTGAAAGCTACCTGTAGAACCTTTTTCACCTAAACGGGCCACCATAGAGTGGCTTGTGACGTTAAATAAAAGCCCAGCATCGTCTATTTGTTGCATTAGATTGTCATAAACAGTCATAAGTTTTCTCCGAAAAAACATGTTCGCCGAAATGGCATTGCGGATATTACGGGTTTTTACAATTAATTCAACTCATAAAAAAAACCGCCCGGAGGCGGTAAGTCGAAGCTTTGGCGGTTAAATGTGGCTTGCTAACAATGAAGCGATGCGTTCACCTTCGGCGGTTATTGGTGCGGGCTTACCAAACACGTCGTCAGCATACAGCCAAACAAAATGCCCACGTGGGTCCAACCCTTTGTCACAGCATTGGTCAACCCAACCCTGTGGTAAGGCACAGTCATAAGTCATGTCCGGATACCGCTCGGCGGCGGCGTCATTAACTATTTGCATTTGTTTCTCCCTGTTTTCAAAAAACCCGTGGTATGGGTCTGGACGGGGGTATCTGAAATACGGCTGTTGTTTCTCCTCAAAGTCAGGAGTCCGCATCCGTTTTTCCAGCCATCCGATTAATAAGAACAATTTAAATTAGCCGTTTGAAATCAATCGATGGGAAAGCCCCCACTTGCGGTTCACGGCCCGCGGTGAACCCCTCAATGTGATTCAGGATGTCGCACAATTCTTCAGGGTCCCAGATGACTTTATGGTTGACGAAAGGCACACCATCATCTTCCTTCAGCCACGTGTCACGGGCAAACCGTCGGGCTTTGTCTTCGGAGACAAACCAGCGGCACTTCTCTCCAGACTCCACAGTCCACAAAGTAATCAGGCTCATGATTTCCCCTCAACATATCGCTGTGGAACCTCAAACTCCTCAGTATGTCCAGAGGCAGTGTTCCAAGACTTCATTTCGAAACAAGGGGGATTCCCCAGCGACATTTGATACTCCGCGTCTTCCGCGTATGCCGTGGCCTGTTTCAAATCAATACGCTCCCGGTTTGCCGGTAGCGCCTGATTAACGGTTTTCATAATCCACTGACAACCTTGTAATGTAATCAAGCTCATGACTCCTCCCGCTCCTCCACAATTTCCAACGCAGTTTCCAACCCTTTGGTAACGCCCTCCAAATAAACGAGTCGATCTAAATGAGCTTTCTTTTCCGGTGACCCAAAATCAGCCGCGACAAAGTTGTCAGCAACCTCTTGCAGATTCAAATGCGTCTTGTGAAGGCGTGTGCGAATACCGCTCTCAATGTAAGTCATGGTTTTCTCCCAATATCGGGCAACATTACCCAAAACCAGGGTATGCGAATTAGCGCATAGATACAATAGTAGTCAGCACCTGTCTATAAGAAACGGGATAACTGAAGTGTTTGTCCGGGGTGGCTCTCAACCCCTCTAGTTTTACGTCCACCGCCCGGTCACCGCGATACAAAAACACTTCGTGGCCAAAAGCCCCGGTCAGTTTTACTGCTATCCAAACACTGCCCTTCGCATGTTTAGTTAAAAAAGCGACTTGGTGCGGAGACATGTTCACGGTCATATTGGATGTGGTTTTCAATTCCACCATGTGCCAATCGCCCTGACTATCCATGATCAAGACATCCGGCACACCCAACGTGGCTCTGGATTCTAAACGGGTAGCGGACCAATCAGGAAAGTTGTCCCTCATCGCTTTCTTCAGAGACTGCCAGAAACTGGCCTCCCTCTGTTTCTTCGGCTTCGTCTTCGTTTCCAGTATGTCCATCGCTCACATCCTCGGCTAACCTTTCACGTGCCCGCTTCCTGTTGCCCGCTTCCTCTGCTCCAGCATCATGCGTCAAAGGAGCGTAGGTCTGTTTTAGTTCATTCAAAGCTTTCATGACCTCTTCCTTGCTCATCTGGTCAATTGTGCCGTGCCGGATCTCCGTCTTGCTGACGTAGATATCACCCTGCGCCTGACCCCTACGATATTCAGCCTGCACTGCCGCACTAAACGCTCCGTTCTCCAAAGCCGCATCCCGAATGATTTGCAGATCTCTTAGATGCCGCTGGTATTCCACGCCGTATTTCTGATCAAGCTCCTGCCGGTATTCACGGATGGCTCTACAAACATGAGGGGAAATGCGAGGGTTTGTTAGTTCAGAAGCCCGGACATGAGCAGACTTCTCAGGGTAACCCGCGTTGATAGCGGCTTCGCGCATTGTGATCTGCCCATCTTTCGCTACAAGCTCTCGCACAAACAGTTCCTGCCTACGATTCAGGCGCTTTTCAGCTAACGGGGGCCGGTTCGTCTGCTGACGCTTCGCCTCTGGCAAAGCCGCCGCTTTTGTGTCCAAAACATTGGCATATCTATTCTTGGCCATAGGGCCTCCGTATCCGAGTAAGTTGGCATAACCTAACTTAAAAAGCCCGATCTATATAGTATTTCTACAGAAAAACAAAAATATTTTTTTCAAAACTCAGAAGCCCTTATAGACATAGCGTGATTAAGCTCTGCAAACCACAGTGGTGTAGACAACGGTACGGGTCCGGTACAGCCAAAAGTGAGCCTTTATGCGGGCTCCAAGGCCCCCGTACCGCCGTACCGCCTGTACCGCCATTTTTCAATTTCGTTTTTTATTTTTTTATTTCTCTGGGAAAACACTATATAGAAAGGCGTTTTAAGGAATCTGGTCAAAGACTTCTGACCCGTGGTCCGTGAGCACACACCAGTTGTCCAACCCCGTGTCCCATAGCAGGTAGGCCTCGTACCCGGCGGACAGAGCGATCTTGTACGCAACTAGCGCACTAATCTTTCCGTCTACCCAATACATGTTCCAACCTTTCTGAGCCGTGGTCGGTGGTTCTTGGTCCATGGACTCTTCAAAGCGGCCTTCGTGTTTTTCTTCCCAGTAGATTGCCGCGCAGGCGGTGTGCCATAAGAAGTCGAAGTCGTCCATGTCGAAGGACAGGGTGTGCTTGTCGGTTTCTTCGAGGACTTTGAGCAGTACGGTGGCTTCCATCATTGTGTTCCCTCTTCAATGAGTTGCCGTAGCTCTTTAATCAAGCGTTCGTAGTTATCATCATCTTCCATCGTGTAGTTATCCGGGTATTTTGAGAAGATGAAGTCAAGCTCTTGGCATATTTCGTTTACCCGTGGTGGTTGTGTTGGTGTTTTTTCCATCACGATAATCTCTCTTCTAGGGGCTGTACGAGCCTGTAGATATTACCCTCGTAGGTCGTTTGCCGGGGTCCTACAAAGCTGGGCTTGACGTAAATCTTTTGTTGGTACTGAGGGTGGTGCCTGAACCGTGGGTGGTTCAGCGTCTTCCAGTGGCCTCTGCGGCGGTGTGGCTTGGGTGAAGCGTGGGTGCCGGTCCCTTGTTTCTGCGTGGTAGGCATCCGGTCGAGGAAGAGGATGTGTGGCCCGCTGGCCGTGAGCCATGGTCGGTTTTTGTACAGGGAGCTTTTCTTCGGAGCTTTGGTCTTGGTCTTAGTGGGCACTACTTCGACGATGTGCTTATCGCCGTACTTTGCGTAATGCCAGACCATTTGACACGTTTCGCACAGGGCTTCAGCCATCTGGTTCATTCCCGTTATAGTGTTTCCCCACATTTCTTTACAACTTTCTGTAGGGATAACGGAAATAAACCCTTCTGATGCGCCGGGATAATTTTTTTCAAAATCGGGTTCTGCACCGGCCACTGCCAAACCCTGCCACATATGAAGATGGGGTCTATCTTTGTAAAGAACGGCTAAATGCAGAAATTTGACAGACCAACCCTTTTCGATTAATCGCGTTTTTACTTTAGGATCAATGTCACTCCACACTCCAACATCGTAATCAGGTTCAACAAAACAACCCCAGAGAACGCTTTCGATTAATTCATTGTTTTTAGAGTCGTCAAATAAAATTATATCTCTGTAATGAAAGACAAACTCATCGAAAAGAGGTTCAGCAAGGGGACCGGGAATAGTTGACCCTCTACCCGGCCCCTGTTGTTCAGTAACCCAATCAGCTATAGGGCTGTTAACAAAAGGCTCTTCCGTTAAAGAAATCAGAGGCAAGTTTAGGGCCGTTTCAATTACTTTTTTGGTATACGGTCTAGTATCTTTCTTTTTTAAAACGCGGCGGATGATGTCTTTGTCTGGACGTTGCATGGTTTTCTTCCTTTGTTCCACTTAGAA